CAGCTTGGGCAACAAATGTAGTTAGTATTGCTGACTTTAAATTGTTTGCAAGAATTGATAGTTCTGATACTTCAGAAAACGCACTCATTGAATCTCTTGTATTTTTAGCACAAGACATGGCAGAAGCATATACAGGTAGAGCAATCACACAACAAGACTTAACTTTGTTTTTAGATAGATTACCTTTCTATTCAGATCAAAGATTACCAGAGGGCTTATATGTTGCGGCTGACTTACAAGCTAATCAAAATTATATAGTATTACCTAAACCTAATTTAATTTCAGTAACTCATTTAAAATATTATAATAATGAAGATACAGCATCAACATTTGCGGCAACTAATTATTATGTAGATACAACAAGTCAACAAGGTAGAGTAGTTTTAAAGAATGGATCAAGTTGGCCGACTGCTTCTGAATTAAGAAATGCTAATGCTTATGAAATAAAATTTAGAGCAGGATATGGTAATGCGGCAAGTGATGTACCAAAACCTTTAGTACAAGCAATTAAAATGTTAGCTTTACATCTTTATGAAAATAGAGAAATAGCTACAAGTATGAATGTTAATCTTATACCTAATACAGTAGCAATGTTATTTGCACCATATAAAGTTTTAAGATTAAATAACCTTTTAGGAATATAATATGTCAGTATCAAGAGTAGGTAAAACTAAAAATTTAATTACTTTACAAAATGCTGATTTAAGTACAGATAATATGGGTGGTTATACTACTGCTAGAAGCACTTATGTTACTGCTTATGCAAAGATGACACCAAAAGGTGGTAAAGAAATATTTTCTGATAAGACAGGGCGACAGATAGAAAACCCACACACATACGAGTTTCTTATAAGACATAATGGTACTAAAAATGCTATCAATACAAAGATGAGAATATTATTTGGAACTAGAACTTTTAATATAATTAAAATTAATGATGAGAATGATAATAATAATTATATTACTTTAGAAGCTATTGAAGATGTGGCAAACTGATGAATATTACATTTACTGTTAAAAATTTAAAAAAGGTATTAAAACAATTAAATAGATTACAAAAAGATATGGAAATACCTTTTCAAGAAATAGTAAAAGGTGGTGGACAATTTATAAGAGGAGAAGCAATTAAAAGTATTCAGTCAGGTGCAAAATCAGGGATTATGTATCAAAAATATAATCCTCGTAGAGAGCATAGAGCATCTGCTCCAGGACAAGCACCAGCAAGTGATACAGGAAATTTAGTTAGTAAAATAATTGTAAAACAAAAAACTAAAAACATTACAAATGTAGAAAGTAATGCAGACTATTCAGCTTTTTTAGAATATGGTACAAGTAAAATGGAACCAAGACCATTCATGTTGCCAGCTTTTGAAAAAAGTAAAAAACCAATTATAAATGCTGTGTTAAAAAGAGTTAAAAATAAAATTGAGGAATATACTAAATGACAGATTTTGCAGTTACATTACAAACAACAGTATATAATGCTTTATTAGCAAGTAGTCCTCTTACGACAAAGTTAGGAGGAAACAATATTTACGATTTTGTTCCAGAGGGAACAGCATTCCCATACGTGAAAGTTGGCGATCAAACTATGGTAGATGATGGAACCAAAGACAAAAAAGGGAGTGATTTTACCCTTATTGTTCATACTTTCTCAAGATATAGAGGTAGTAAGGAAATAAAAGAAATTATGTCATTAGTCTATGACGTATTACACGAATCAAGTTTATCAGTATCAGGTGCATTTAATAATATGAGATTTGAGTTCTCTGATATAATAAAAGAAAATGATGGCTTAACAACACATGGAGTACAAAGATTTAGAGTTTTTGTATTGACAAATTAAAAAATAATTAATAAAAAATAAACAAGGAGAAACAACATGGCGGCACAAAAAGGTTCAGCATTTTTACTAAAAGAAAATAGCAGTGGAACAGCAGTAGTTATTGGTGGACTTAGAAGTACATCGATGTCTATTAATGGAGAAACAGTTGATATAACAGCAAAAGATTCAGCAACATTTGATGGTGCTTCAGGAAATGATATTGGAAGAGCATTAGGATCAAACATGGGTATTAGAAGTATGTCTTTATCTGCAAGTGGAGTATTTACAGACTCTACTGGAGAAAACAATTTAAGAGGTGCGGCATTCACTGGTGACTCATTAAATTATGATTTAGTATTTGGAGATGGTTCAAATGTTAAAGGTGCTTTTATAATTACATCTTATGAAAGAGCAGGAGAATATAATGGAGAAGAAACTTTTTCAGTATCTCTTGAATCAAATGGTACAATGACTTACACGAATGCTTAATAACTAATAAGGAAAATGATATGGAATATACAGATGGGTTTAAAGTGATAGAAATAAAATTTCAAGGCGAGTCCTATAATGGTTTCTACAAGGTTACGAGAAAGGGTGTAGTTACTGTCGAAACAAGAAAAGATATTCCTATTAAACCTTATGACCATATCATTATCGGTCTTAGTGAATTAGTTGTTCAAAAGGTTCAAGTTTATGAAAACAGAACAGAAATTACTTGTGAAGATAAAGATACAAGCGATATAGTTAAATCAAATAAAACTTTGAAAAAACTAAAAAAATCTGAACCAAAAGAAAAAACATTAACTGAACAACTAATAGAAAAGGACACCGATGGCAAATCAGTATAAAGGCGAAATCAAGGGTGAGTTGGGAGATAAAGAAAGAACTTTTCGACTTACCTTTGATAGTATAGTTAATATAGAAAGCAGAACTGGTAAATCAATTTTAGATATAACAAATAGTTTAGGTCTTAATAATTATTCTATGAAAGATGTAGTAATAGTTATGCACGAAGCATTAACTGGTGCTGGAGGTAAATTTACTCAATCATCAGTTGGCGATATGGTAATTAAAACTGGTTTAATGAAAGTAGCAGTATTATGTGCTCAAATATTAACAACTATATTTACAGGCGATAAAGCAGAAGAAGATTCCCCTTTAGTACAGGGGGAGAACGAGCAACAAAATACCCAATCCAGCAATATCTAGAAATAGGTCTTGGTGTATTAAGATTCTCCCCAAAAGTATTTTGGGATTTATCAATAACCGAATTTATGTCAGCTTTGAATGGTCATCATTTAAAGAATGGCAAAAACAATAAAACTAATAATCCATTAACTAGAAACGAAATGGAAGATTTAATGAGGCAATTCCCAGATTAATATTATGGCATCAAATTTAGCAACTATCAGAGTAGAACTTATAGCAAATGCACAGAAGTTTAAGTCTAATATAGACAAAGCAACTCAAAGCATGAAAAAGGTTGATAAGGCAAGTACCAAAACTGGTAAAGGTACTAAAAAACTAGCTTCCCTTTTTCAAAATACAGCAGGTTCTATTGCGGCAGTACAAGGTCCACTTGGTCCAGTAGCTGGAAGAATATCTGCGATAGGTGCAATTATTGCCAGAGTTAATCCTTTATATTTAGTTTTTACTGCTGGTTTAGTTGCAGTAGGTTTAGCGGCAACAAAAGCAGTAAAAGCAATATCTAATTTAGAAATACAACAAGGTAAATTAAATGCTCTTTTAAAGGCAACAGGTAATGCGGCAGGTCTTGTAGGTAGAGATATTGAAATGATGGCAGTAGCTATTGGTAAAGGTACTTTAGCTAGTGTTCAAGGAGCAAGAGATGCGGCAGGAGTATTACTTACTTTTAAATCTATTACTGGAGAAACATTTAAAGAAACTTTAAAACTTACTCAAGACCTTGCGGCAGTTGGTTTTGGTAGTATGAAAACTGCGGCACTACAATTAGGTAAAGCACTAGAAGAACCTGAAATTGGTTTATCTGCTTTGCGTAGAGTAGGTGTTTCATTTACTGAACAACAAAAAGAACAAATTAAAGTTCTTGCTATGACTGGTCGTCAAATGGAAGCACAAGCCATAATTATAAAAACTTTAAAACAACAAGTTGGTGGTGCAGGAGAGGGTGCGGCAGGTGGATTAGCTGGTGCTTATGATACTCTTGGAGAAAACTTAAATTTATTCTTTGAAAGAAGTGCATCAGGTAAAAGAATAGTAGACTTCTTAACTAATTCAATAAACAGACTATCAGAAGCATTAGGAAATCAAATAATACAATTAACAGAATTACCTGAAACTGGTGATGAATTAAATACTTTATTAGAAAGTAATAAAGACGCATTAAGAATGCTTGAATCAGCTTATGATAATGCTGTAAAAAATAAAAGCAAATATTTTGATTCAGGACAAGCAAAACAAGATAGAGCAGAATTAGAACTAAGAATAAAAATATTAAAAGCTGAACAAAAAGATATTAAGAAAAAAATAGAATTAATTGGTAAAGAACAAACATTAGTCAATAAAGCACAACTAGAAACCAAAAAACATACAGATAAAAGAAATAGATCAATGATGGACGAGATGCGATTAGCCACTGCATCAGGAGATAAACAAAGATTTATTTTAGAAGAACAAATTAAATTAAGAGATATGTTAATTGGTAAATTAGGTACAGGAGCAGAGGCTATGAAAGAAATTAACAGAATTATGGAAGTTCAAACAGGTCATTTTGAACAACAAGCAGAAGTAATGGTTGAATTTAGAGATGAACTTGAAAAAGTAGAACAAATAGCAACTGGTGTAGCTAATGAAGTTTCTAAAGTAGGAGATACTCTTGTTGATGCTTTCTTACGAGGTAAAGCAGGTGCATTAGATTTTAAAAATATTTTAAGAGAATTAATTATAAGTATTCAAAAAACTATTATTCAAACATTAATTTTAGATCAAGTTAATAAATTTGTTAAGAATGCTATAACAGGAATATTTGCACCTAAAGTTCCAGGTACTAATGTTGGTGCTCATGCTGGAGCCGCAGGTGGTGGAACAATACAACAAGGACAACCAACTTTAGTCGGAGAAAGAGGTCCAGAGTTATTTGTTCCGAATAGTTCTGGTTCAATTAAAAATAATGCAGACACAAAACAAATGGTAGGTGGTGGTGGTGGAGGAGTTGCTATCACACAAAATTTAAACTTTGCTGTTGGTGTAACTAATACTGTGAGAGCAGAAGTTATGAATATGCTACCAGCAATACAACAATCAACAGTCCAAGCTGTTGCTGACGCAAAGCAACGAGGCGG